CGACAATACTAAACTATGCTCCAAATAAAAATAGGTAAATACATAATAGAAATAGGGTTTTTTAAAATAACAATTAAATTATGATTAGTAAAACATACTTAAATAAACTTAAAGAAACAAAACTAGAAACTTATAACGATTACCCTGAAAGCGCAAGCAACAATGCATGTAAGGTTTTAAAGTGGCGTGAAGAACACGGCGACGAAGTTAAAGGAATGACGAGGGTGGGGTGGACGCGTGCAAACCAGTTGTGCTCAAAAAAAAATTTGAGCCGTGAAACGATCGCCCGCATGGCTAGTTTTAAAAGACACGAAAAGAACGCAGAAGTAGCAGCTGAATATAAGTCTACGCCGTGGAAAGATAAAGGTTATGTAGCGTGGCTAGGCTGGGGTGGAACGAGTGGTATTAACTGGGCAATAAAAAAATTAAAATCAATAGACAATAAAAAATAAAAAATATGGCAGATTTAACGACAACTATTATTGAAAGCGTTACCGTAAATGGAGCGCAAAGAGGTTCTACTAATACCTTAACTACAACGGGTATAGTAGATACTTTAGAACGAACTATAACTTGCACACACTCGCAAACTACTACTATAGCAGAGTTTGGAGCAACACCACACGCAGCAGCTAGTAATATAGATCGTGATAATGTAAAGTATCTAAGAGTAACAAATTTAGACAGCACTAACGAATGTATGCTAGGCGTAGTTACTGGGGCTTCAAATTATCAAGTAAGACTAAGAGCGGGTGCTTCACATATATTATATAATGGCGACGATATAGCTGTAGCTGAAGAAGATACAACGCCAGCTTTTGCAGCAATTACAGCTGATTTAGCTTCGTTACAAATTCGTCCTAGTTCTTCAAACGATATACAAGTAGAATTATTTATAGCTAGTGTATAGTGGCTTCGGGTATAAAATATACAAGTTTAGATAGATATGTAGAAAGTTATTGCCAGTATATTATAAGGCAAGCAAAACATAGATTATCTAAAAAAGACGTTACGGGAACTTTAAGTTCTAGTTTAGATTTTGAAATTAAAAAAGACAAAAACAAATGGACTTTAGAATTTTCAGGCGTTAAATATGCTGACTTTGTAAATAAAGGAGTTCAGGGAACTAAAGGCACTAGAACGTATATAGATATAGAAGGTAATAGAAAACGATCACCTTATAAATTTAAAACTGGTAAAGAAAACGCACCACCACCAAGTAAACTAAGGGACTGGGCAAAAGCTAGGGGTTTAAAAGGTAGAGATAAGCTAGGTAGGTTTATTACTGACGAAGCTTTTGGTTTTGCTTTAAGCCGTGGTATACAAAAAGCAGGAACTCCAGCAGCTAGTTTTTATACTCAACCAATTAGCTACAGTTTTAACGTATTTAAACAAAAGATACAAGAACATATAAAAATAGATATAGAAAACTATATTAAAGAAATAAAATTTGATTAAATGGCTTTAACAAAAGAACAAGAACCTTTATTTAATATTATACCAGTGGGGCAACCTATAATATTTACAGTTTTTGATAGTGCTATAATAAATGGTTCTAATCATAAAATAAAATATATAGCTGAAGTGTATGTAGATAATGATAACTCAAACATAATGGTAACAGCTAATAGAGTGGCTATATTAAAAGCAACCCCAAATAGTAGTGGTTATGGTATATTTGACGTTTCAACTATATTAGATAGTTATGTTTCGCCTGATTATACGGGTGGGGGTGTTATGGGCACTGGTAATTTTTCGCAATTTAAAGGAACTAATTATAGTAATATAAACCCACACAGCATACACTTAATAGACAAATTTAGCACAAACAGAAATTCAGTAAGATATTGTAGAATTAAATTTAAAATAGAATACGCTACTACAGCTACTGGAACTTTAATTGAAGCAAACTACGACGTACAAAGTGATAAGTTTATTTTCTTTAATGGTATTTTATATGATAACGACGTATTTAAACAAACGGCAAACGGTTTTGGTTACCCACTTAATCAATACGGTTACTATGCTAATAACAGTGGAACTAAAGGGGTTTTAAGTAATGCTCCACAAACTCAATACATAAGAGAAAACGATTTTGCTACTTTAGGATTTTTTAATCAAATTAGTTTTGGTGAAAGTGGCGAAGCTCCAGTAGCGGCTACTGGTAATGTAGATACTATAGGCGACGTGCATATTACTTTTTATGATAGTTCAGGTAGTTCTTTAAGTGTAATAAATTTAGAACAAACACAAGCAAATGGCGGTTCAGGTTTAGTATTTAAAAGTAATGCAGCAACTAAAATTAGTTTTGTAGGTATAGGAACGGCTAACATAGTAAACGCTGGGGGTTCTTTACCTTCAGGCTGGGACTATTATACAGTAGAATTAAGAACTGATAATAACGTAGTAATAACTAGCGAGTGGCGGTTTTATAAACAAACTGACGACTGTAAAGGTTTTGAAACAATACGGCTTACATGGCTTAATAAGTGGGGCACGTGGGACTATTACAATTTTACAAAAAAATCTATTAGAAACTTTAATACTGAACGAAAAGCATATAAACAAATATCAGGCTCGTGGGGTGGTTCTAAATATCTTATTTCAGATCATACTGGCGGTATGAAAAATTATAGTTCTACAATTAAAGAAACGATAACTCTAAATACAGATTATATAACTGAAGAAGAAGGTAACTGGCTTGAAGAACTTTTTGTATCTAATGACGTTTATATACTATCACAAAATAGCGACGATAGTAGTTATGGATATATAAGAAAATATGTAACGCCATGTAGAATAACGTCTACAGATCATACTAGAAAATCTACAGCAAACGACAAGCTTATACAATACACTTTTGATATAGAAACTGATAGGACTAAAAAAGCACAAAAAATATAAATATGAGTTTACAACTAGTTCTTTACCCACAAAACTACAACGGGCAATATAACGTAACAAGCACGCCTAACTATTCTGAATATGTAGGTAACTATTCTTTTTACACTTCAGGTATAGTTTCTAATACTTATGGAACTTCAACGCCGTGGAATCAGTTTTTTGCTACTTCTATACCAAACGCAATATGGCAGGGTTGGCACGATAACGGTTCTGTATGGGCTGGAGCTCCAGCACCTTCGCTAACAAGTGGGCGTTTACGATTAAGTAGTGCTGTAGGTATAGGTTCATGGACTGGAGCAAGACAAAAAATAACTGGTTTAACAGCTGGGGCTCAATACGATATAACTTTTGAATTAAACGCAGCTTCTACTGGAACTATTTATTTTGGTAGTAATATCGCAAGTTATACAGATACTCTAGGAGTTTCACATAATTGTTTAGTAGTTTTAGAAGTTTTTGCTAATGCAAGTGCTGGAGTTTACACTATTACAGTAACAGCCCCAAGTTCTAGTGCTGTTTTAGACGTTATGTTTAATGCAACTGACGGTTCGTTTGTAGACTTTAATTATATATCTTTAAAAGAAAATATTACTAGCGTGCCTACAACCGATACCTATTTTGACGGGCAAGTAATATGCGATTTATATAACGACGAAAGTATACCTTTAAAATTAAGTATTGACGAATTTAAAAACGTAGCAGAAAAAGCACAAAGCTTTAGTAACCCTTTTAACTTGCCTTCTACTAAAAGAAACAATAAAATATTTACTCATTTATTTGATACTCAAATTTCAGTTCAAGAAGACGTTTACGCTTTTAACCCTTATAAGAAAACAAAAGCAGTTTTAAAAGAAGACGGGCATACTATCTTTGACGGGTTTTTAAGTTTAATAGATATAAACAACAAAGACGGTGAAATAAGTTATAATGTAAATTTATATAGCGATACTATAACCTTAAAAGATACATTAAAAGATAAAAAACTAAAAAACCTTAATAATGGTTTTGAAGAACTTACGCACCTTTATAATAAACAAAATATAAAACGATCTTTTGGAGCTACTGGCGTAACATATACTTCTGCGTCTACAAGTGGTTTTAGAACTGCGTCTACTGTTAAATACCCTTTATGCAACTGGAACGGGCAAATAACTTTAGACAATAATAACAACCCTGAACTAACAACCTTAGAAGACGGTTACCGTCCATGGCTAAATTGTAAATATTTAATAGATCGTATTTTTGACGAAGCGGGTTTTACTTTTAGTTCTACATTTTTAAATTCTACAGATTTTACAAAATTGTATATGGACTTTAACTGGGGCGGTGATAATGAACTCGTTTCAGGTGAGGGAACGCAACCAGCTACAAGCGGTGTGTCTTCGTCTATAATATCAGCTACTCAAACGCAAACTTCTTTTACTAATTTGCAATTAGATCAAAGCGCGCCTTTAGATATAAATATACCTGACGAAATAGGTTACGATAATACAAACCATAAATTTGTATGCCCCGCTGATAACGTAGGTTATAGAATAGAATACTGGGTTAATAGCCGTATTGTAAATAATACTACTTATGAAAAACGCTGGAAGCATACAAGCGCTGCTACTGGGAATATAGTATATTACGATCAAAGTAGCGGTTCGCAGTCAGCTGGTGTTATAGTTCAAGATAGCGGTATAATTTATATACAAATGAACCAAAACGACGAACTAGAGTTTCAGCATAAAAGTTCAAGTAATAACGACGCAGCACAAAGTAATTTTTCAGGTAATATTTTCGGGCTTAAATATCAAATTACTATAGGGCAAACTATAGCTACTTCTAATAATTTATTACAAAGTATGCGAGGTGAATTAAAGCAGTGGGAACTTATAAAAGGGTTTACAAGTATGTTTAATTTAGTTATATTAAAAGATAAAGACAACCCTACTAATTTTATTATAGAACCTTATAAAGATATATTTATAGATAACGCTGATATACAAACGCATGACTGGACTTCGCTCGTAGATATAAGCGATATTAATTTAAAACCTTTTGACTTAAAAAAACTTATAAGTTTTACATACGCTGAAGACAAAGACGATTACGGTAAAAATGTTTATCAACAAGCTACTACTTCAAAATACGGCGATACAGAAATAGACGCTACGCAATTTACTTTATTGCAAGGTGAAACAAAAGTAGAAGCAAAACCTTATGCAGCTACATATATAAAACCTTTATTTGATAACACGCAAGAAATAATAACACCCGTTATATTTAAAAGTAAAGACGACGGCACGTATGAAGGGTATAAAAATAAACCTAGAATATGTTACGACAATGGCGAAATAACTTTAACTAATCATACTATATATTTACCAGCACAAAACGGTTTATCTAGTGAAAACAGCACAAAATATTTACAATTTTCGCACTTATCAGAAATACCTACAACAAATAACACAAAGGACTATAATTTCGGTGCTAATCAATTTATAGGAGTTATAGGTAATACGCCTACTGATAATTTATTTAACTTTTACTGGGCACCTTATTACGACGAATTATATAATGCTGATACTAGAACACTCAAAATAAAAGTTTATTTAACGCCTTCACAAATTGCTAACTTTAATTTTTACGATCACGTTCAGATTAAAAACCGAACTTATAGAGTTAATTTAATAGAATATAAAGCAGGCGAACTAAGTAAAGTAGAATTTATACTAATAGGATAATGGAATATAAAAAAGGGTTTGAAGTTAAACCAAATGAAATAAAAAGCGACGGTTCAGTTTTGTTTACTGACGGCACTAATACTTTTACGCCTAATCAGATAGCGTGCGAAGCATACGGCTATAAGTATGATAGCCAGCTAGGAATATGCAAAGCTTATGATTATACGCCTAAATTAGCTTTTGATACTAAAAAAAATAAAACAGAATTAAAAGGAACGAATAATCAAATTGAACTAGCGGTTCGTGATACTTTTATAACTGGTAAAGACAATAGAGCAAAAGGTAAAAACACTAATGTTATTGTAGGCGGTGAAAAAAACGAAATAGAACAAGGCGTTAGTAACGGTTTATTAATAGGTAAAATGGGCAAATTAACTCATACAAACGAATTTTGTATAGGTGGTGGTGGTTTTAATAGTGAAGCTGGACTTTTGCAATATAGCGTTTTTCAATTAGCAGGAAAAACAACTGACGCTTCAGATTATTCTTTGACTATAAATAGCGACGATACAATAGCAGAAAAACTTTTGTTACCAGCTAATAGTGTAACTACTTACGAAATATGGTTAAGCGGTTTAGTAACTGGCGGTTCTTCAGGAACTGTAGGCGATTATGATAGTATGGAATATCACGGCACTATGCGAACAAAAAACGACGGGACTATTACTCATAACCAAAAAATAACAAGACAACTAGGACGAACTGGTAGTCTAGGAGTTAAAACTATAGATACTTCTACAGCTTATACTTTAAATATAGCAATAGAAGGTTTATCTGGGCACAATATAGCATGGCACGCAGTAGTAAAATTACATATAAATAAAACAAACGCAGCGACAATAACATAATAATATGAGTGAAGAAATATATGCAAAATTAAATTTAGACGCCGAAGACGCAGGGCGTTCTATAAACGATATAAATAAGGAATTAAGAGAAACTAACGAAGCGCTTAAAGAAGTAGCTATTAATGGTAAAAACTTTGATAAACTTACAAAGCATGTAGAAAAATTAAAAGAAGAACTTAACGGCGTTAAAAAGACTTCTAAACAAACTAGTATAGGAATAAAAGATATTTCAAATACAGTTTCAGGGGGTTTTGCTGTAGCTACTGGAGCTTTAGCTTTACTAGGCACAAAAAGCGAAAAACTAGGAGAGGTTCAGAAAAAAGTTCAAGCTGCAATTGCACTTGCTGTAGGTGTTCGTAATTTACAAGAAAGTAAACTTAATTTAACCTTAATTAAAAGAGGTGTTATAACAGCTAAGAACAAAGTAATTACCTTAGCTATGGCAGGAGCTCAAAAGGTTTTAGTAGGAACTACAAAACTTTTAGGAATAGCCGCTAATACAAGTAGTAAAGGTTTTAAAGCGTTAAAAGTAGCTATAGCTGCTACTGGTATAGGTTTAATTGTAGTAGCTTTAGGCACAATGGCGGCTTACTGGGACGATATAGTAAGTTTTATGGGCTTTGGAACTTCAGAGGCTGAAAAACAACTAGAACTCACTACAGCTAAAAAAGACGCAGCACTTGAAGAGCTATCTAGTATAGAGGGTTCTACAAATCAAATGAAACTGCAAGGTTTAAGCCAAAGAGAAATATTAGATTTAAAAATAAAAGCAGTAGACGCAGCAATACAAGCTTCGGAAGTAGAGATGGCAGCTCAAAAAGCAAAAATAGAAGCCGATATAGCTTCAGCTAAAAGAAATAAAGATTTACTTACTGGTTTACTATTAATGATTACAGCACCCGTAGACGCTTTAATTTACGCATATAATTTATTACCAGGCGTAGACGATATAGCTTATGCAAGTGAAAGTATAGCGGGTATGTTCTTTGATCCTGACGACGTAGCAACTGAAGGACAAGAAGCTCTAAAAGAACAAGAAAAAGCTTTAAAACAATTACGAGAAAAAAAGGCAGGTTTGCAATTATCAGTTCAACAAATGGATAAAGCAAATGGAGATAAAACTAGAGAACAACGTAAAAAAGAAGCTGAAGAATTAAGAAAACTAGAAGAAGAAATTGCTTTGCAAGAACTAGAACTTGACGAAGAACGAGCTATATTAAGATTAGAACAGCAACTTGCTTATGAACTAGAAGCTTTAGCAGGTAAAGAAAATGCAAAAGAACAAGAACTTTTAATAACACAAAAATACAACAAATTAATACAAGACGCAGAAAAAGAACTAGCAGATAAACGTAAAGAAATAGCAGAAAAAACAGCAACCCAAGTAGCTGACTTTTTAAATGATAGTTTAGCAGAATACGATAGCGCGTTTCAAGAAATAAAAGATTTACAAAGAGAAACAAACGACGCAATATTAGAAAACAACGGGCAACATTTAAAAGATAAACATAAACAAGAACTAGAAGATTTTGATTTAGCCCACCTAAGAAGAAAAGCTGATTTACGTAAGAAAATAGAAGTTTTACAAGAAGAAGTAGAAGCTGAAGAAGATAATCTAGCACTAAAACAAGCTATACAAGTCTTAGAATTTGAAATGGTGGATTTAGAAATTAAAACTGCTAAACTTAGAAACGATATAATAAAAAGACAAAATCAAGAAACAAATAAAGAAACTGAAGACGTATTACAAGCTAGTATAGAAGCGTCAAATCAATTTTTAGACGCTGTAACGTCAAATATAGACGCAAGTATATCTAAAAATACGGCTGCAATGGAAGCTGAAATAGAAGCAACGGGAGCAACTGGAGCAGCAAAAGAAGCTATAGAAGAAAAGTATGCGGCTAAAGATCGTAAACTACAAGCTAGAAAAAAGGCTATAAGCGCAGCTCAAGCTATTATAAATACTTATGTAGGAGCAACAAAAGCCATGAGTGATTTACCAGCACCCGCTAGTTTTATAGCTGCTGGAGCTACTATAGCTGCTGGTTTAGCTAACGTAAGACAAATATATGCACAAGACGTAGGGAGTGGTAAAGGTGGTTCAACTCCAGCTGGTAGCACACCTACGCCTAGAGGTGCTAATCAAGCTTTTAGTTTAGCTGGAGCACAAGAAGATCAGGCTATACGAGCTTATGTAGTAACTGACGAAGTAACTAATAGTCAAGATCAGTTAGCAAACATAAGACGAAGAAGTGCTATATAAAATCAAATAACTATTTAAAATATCTATTATATAATATGACTAAGAAAAAGAAGAAAAAGAAATACAAAAATACTAAAATTGTAGAACTTGTTATTTCTGACGACGCAGAAAGTTTAGCAATAGACGCAATTAGTTTAGTAAGTGCGCCAGCTATAGAACAAAACATGGTTTATTTTAATAAAGCTAAAAACAACTTGACTTTAAGTAAAATAGACGAAGACAAAAAAACAATAATAAGCCCAGCGCTTATACCAAATAAACAAATTTTTAGATACGACGCTAATAACGATCAAGAATACTATGTTTATTTTTCTAAAGATACTGTAAAAAAAGCTTCAGAGTTATATTTAAAACATAATAACCACCATAAAGCTACATTAGAACACCAAGAACGTATTGCAGGTATTTTAACTGTAGAAAGCTGGATCAAAGCAGGCGACGAAGACAAATCTAATTTATATGGATATAAGGGTTTACCAGTAGGAACGTGGTTCGTATCTATGAAAGTAGAAAACCCTGACGTATGGCAATTAGTAAAAGAAAATAAAATACTCGGTTTAAGTATAGAAGGTTATTTTGTAGATCGTGTAGAAAGTCTACAAAAAAATACTAAATTTACAAACGAAAAAATACTAACAGCACTTAAAGAATTAATAAATGGAAAATAACAAAAAATACCTAAATAGGTTACCGAAAAACTTAAAAAAGTTTAACAAAACAAAAAAAGTAGAATTTAGTATAGCTTCAGAAACAAATGACTATAAAGAAGAAACTATTAATTTATCAACTGAAATATCTAGAAACACTTCAGATTTAAGAGCAACAATAAACCAATTTACAGAAATTTATCTTAAATTAGAAATGCAGTATAACTTCTTAAAAGAATATGAAGCTACCGTAAACGATAAATATGAAGAAGGACAAAGGTTATTAGAAAAACTATACAACGCTTTAGAAGAAGTAGGAGCTAGCCCTTTAGATAGTGAACTATATCAGGACTTATCAAGAGCTGTAGATAATATAGGCGATAATGAAGCAATGAATAATGTATTAAGAGAAACAGAAGACTATATAAATTAAACTATGAAAAAAATAATTTGCGATTTTATTTGCACTATAACACTAGGAATAATTTGTTTAAACTTATGCGGTAATAACTGCTGTAAAAAATAATAATATGAAAAAAGATTTAAAATATTTAGCTAAATTTAGTAAACCAAAAAAAATAAATTTATCGGTAGTAGACGATATTGAAAATAAATTTGAAAGCTTTGAAGAAGCTGAAGGGTTAGCTAGTTATTTAGCTTATGAGTATGGCGACGAAATTATAGACGCTTTTTCAGATTTGCGTTTACAATACAATATAGACGACTATGTAGTTAATAGTTCTGTAAAAAGTTTAGACGAATTTACTGATAATTTAAGAGAAAGTTTAGATAAATTACAAACAGCTGCAGACGAACTAGGACTTAGCCCTAACGAATTATATGCTGATTACGACGAATTAAGACAAAGAGTAGATAACGCTGACGCCCTATATAACGACGCATACGATAAATATAGAGAGGTTATAAATTATATAGGAGCTTCTAATTTTTGGAAATAAAATAATAATAAAATGAAAAAACACGAAAACTTTATAAAGAAAGTAAAAAAGATAAAAAAATTTAGTATAGAGCCTAAAAAAGTAGAACTAGGACTTATAGACAATTTATCTTATGACGACGTACAGTATTTACAAGACGAAGTAAGTAGAATTCTTTATTCAACTGAAGAGTGGTACGACGAAAATTTTGATAAATGGCTAGAAGCAAGAAATAATTTAAACGCTGTATATTTTCAAAATAGTGAGGCTTTTATAGATCAAGCTGACGTAGCTGGTGATAGAGATATTTTAGCACAAATAAAACAAACTGCAGACGACTTAGGTTTACCAGTAGAAGATATTTACGATCAATACGAAGAACATATACAAGCTTTAGACGATTTAGATTATGCTACTGAAAGGTTTGACGAACAAGTAAGGGAATTAAGGGACTTTGGGTTCTAAAAATCAAATAAGACAATAACAATTTCTATTATATATTAAATAAAACTATTTTAACATGAATTTAAAAGATCAAATTAGAGAAGCTTTAGGACTATCTAAAGAAATAAAGCTTGAAGCACAAGCAAAATTGGCAGACGGGACTATAGTAGTTTCTGATACTGATTTTGTAGCGGGTGCAAACATAATGATACTCGCTGAAGACGGCACTACAATGCCTTTGCCAGTCGGTGATTACGAACTTGAAGACGGTACGATAATTTCTGTAGCTGAAGAAGGGGTAATTTCTGAAGTTTCTGAAGGTGAAGAAGAAGAAGTAGACGCAGGTAAAGAAAAAGACGAATACGAAGAAGAAGAAGCTCCAGCTGAAGACGAAGCTGAAGAAGCGGTAACTGAAGTAGTAGAAGAAGTAGTAAGCGCTACTGAAGAAATTGCTGAAGCTATTAACGAAGCAACTCCAGACGAAGTAACACCTGAAATTGCACAACAAGCAGCTGAAATTGCAGTAGCTGTAGTAGAAGAAAAGGCTGAAGAAGTAGCTTTATCTAAAGAAATGCGAACAGTTTTATCAATTATTAGAAAAGAACTTGACGCAATTAAAAAACCTACAAAGGTTAAGTCAGTAAAAAAGAACTTTACAAAAGCTAAACCAGCTGCAAAACCAGTTCAAAGCAAAAAGTTTTCTAGTAAAAAAAGAAAGTCAGCTATGCAAGAACTTTCTTCTACAGAGTATAAAGCTTTAACAACTAAAGAAAGATACCTATTTAACTTAGGTAAATAATATAATTTAATAATAACAAAAAAATAATAAAAAAATGGGTTTAAGTATAACTTCAAATTTTAGTGGCGATCACGCTGGGCAGTATATTTCTGCAGCCTTAAAATCAGCGAAAAGTTTAGACTACTTAACAGTCTTAGAAAACGTAAAATACAAAAGAAATATTACAAAAGTAGTAGGTTCTACTTTAGTAAGAAATGCTACTTGTGATTTTACAGATAGTGGAACTTTAACAATGACTGAAAAAGTTTTAACTCCAAAAAATTTACAAATTAATGTAGATTTATGTAAAGGTGATTTACTTGCTGACTGGCAAGCTTTACAAATGACTGCGGGAGCAAATAACAATGGTATGAGTGCTGACTTTTCAGCGTTTGTTATGAGCCACTTAGCAGAACAAATAGCAAATTCAACTGAAACTTCATGCTGGACTGGAGCAGCAGCTAATAACGGTGAGTTTGAAGGGTTTTTAACTTCTACTACTGGAATGTATGCTTTAGACGCTCCTACGTCTTCGTCAGCTTCTGCAGCTTATACAGCAGCTAACATAGTAGCTAACCTACAAACTTTAGTAGCTGATATACCAGCTAACGTATATGCAAAAGCTTCTGAAGACTTATATATCTACATGAACCCAAAGACTTACAGATTTTATATTTCTGCTATTTCTACTTTAGGTTATGTAAATGCTTATAACATGCAGTCAGATTACACACCATATTTTGAAGGAATTAAGATCGCTGTAGTAGGTGGTATATCTGATAACGTAATGGTAGCAGCTGAAAAAGGAAACCAATTCTTTGGAACTGATTTACTTTCTGACGCTACGCAAATTTCTATGTTAGATATGGCTAAGCTTGACGGTTCAGATAATTTAAGGGTAGTTTGTAAATATTCTGCAGGGGTTCAAACTGGAGTAGCTTCAGATATTACAAAACAAGCATAATAATAACCTAAAAAAATAAAGAAACTATGGCATGTAATTTAACAAAAGGAAGAAATATCACTTGTAGAGATACTGTAGGAGGCGTTAAAGCTATCTACTTAGCTCAACATGACGAATTGACTTCCTACGTGGCAGCTAGTGGTTCTTTAACAGATTTTGATTTAGGCGGTTCTGACGATATATATAAATACTTATTGAAACGTGGAACAGCGTCAGTAACTGAAACGGTAAATGCTTCAAGTGAAAATGGCACTATTTTTTATACGCCAAGTGTAAATATTAAATTACACAAATTGACTGCGGCAGATCAAAACGAGTTAAAAGTATTAGCGGCACAAAGACTAATAATATTTGTAGAATTAAACGAATTAAACGACGCAGGTAAAAATGTTATATTAGCGTGCGGTTTAGATAACGGTATGGAATTGACTTCAGGAACTAACAGTTCAGGTGCTGGTTTAGGTGATCTTAACGGTTACGACTGGACTTTTGAAAGTCAAGAACCTAACCCTATGCAAACTGTAGCTGACTATACTACTTCGCCACTAGACAACTCGGCGTTTACGTTTAATCAAATACAAACTTCGTAAAACTTCAAACCTTAATTGGTTTTGTTTTCATAATTAAGAAGGGGTGGCAATAGCTGCCCCTTTTTTTTAAAATTAAATAAAAAACTATGTATAAATTAAAAGACGAATACAAAGGTGTTACTATATGTAAAACTGGGCGTATGATTATTTTAGACAACGTAAAATCTAACGAAGTAGAACTTTTAGGTATAGAACAATTTTTTACAAAGTCAAAGAAAAAAAGTAAAACTACAGAAACTACAAAATAAAAATAAAAAGTAAGTTTTTCTATTATATTATATGATACATGGAATTTACGGCTCAAATTATATTTTTTATCTTACTTTAGAAGATCAGCGTATAAATACAGCTGTAAGTAAAAATAATATATGGCACCTATTCAAATTTACGCACGACTTAACAAAAGAAGTAAAATATTGTTATGGAGCTAAAAACATACATAACGATAGGTATGTAAAATACACTTTTTCGCATAATACTTCAGAAAATATTTTTAATGGTAATATAAACTTTAAACCTTTTGGATATTATAAATATGAAGTATACGAGATAAGCTGGATAGCAACGCCAGCTATAAATGATAATAATGCTCCAAATAGTGAAACTGAAGTTTTAACAGTAAACGATAATAACGGCGTAGTGCAGGGTATAGTAGAAGTGGGTAAATTATTAATATCAGAAACTGTAGGTTCAGAACAAGTATCTTATACTAAATATACACAAAACGACAATACTAACAATTATTTATATACAAATTAAAAAATTAAAAAATGAGTTTAATAGACAATAATAACACTCTTTTAAGAGAACAACTAGGTAAAGGTTCAGGTGAATGTTTTACTACAGCGGCGCAAACTGGTAAAGACTGGTATTGCGTTCACTTCGTTACCGAAAGTGTAATAACTTCTATTACTATGACTTATCACACTGGCGAAAGTGCTTTGCATACAACTATACCAGCTGGAACGGTTATTTTCGGGCATATAACAGCTATAGATTTATCTTCAGGGGTTGCTATAGGTTATAAAGAAACTGACGAAAAAGCTGGATAATGAGGCTAGGACTAGGTTTAAATATAAAAACTTCAGGCGGTGAGTTTACGCCCGCTAATTTAGGTGGTTTACAAGCATGGTTTCAAAATGATACTGATATTTTAGAAAGCGACGGCACAAGAGCTGAAGACGGCGATAGTGTAACGCAGTGGAGCGATCAGTCGGGTAATAGTAACCACTTAACAGCACCTAATAATTATTTTACTTTCAACGAAACTGACGGCGGCGTGGAAAGTGCTGATACAGAAAACGACAAATTGCACTTAACAAATCAATTAAATTTTTCAGGGCAATTTTCTATGTATCTAAGAGTAAAATTTTCTACTTTTAGTTCAGGAGCTACAGATTTATTTTTCTATGATAAAGATAGTAGTAGTCAAGATTTTTTTAGAATACAGAGCACTGAAGAAATAAGAGGTAAAATAAGTAATAGCGCAAAAATAGGTTTTGGCACTACCATAGAAACGGGGCAATATTATAACATAGGCGTAGAACGAGCTGCAGACAATAGAGTAACCGTATATTTAGACGGCACTGGTTTAACACAAATAACGACTACTGGTTACGAAGCTGGGGTTGTAAGTGGAACTTTAGATATTGACGCAATAGGGGGTTCATTAGACGGTATTATAAAAGAAATAGTAATAACTAACGAAGTGTTAAGTAGTTCTAATAGAAGTAAATTAAATACTTATTTAAACAAATTATAATATATTTGTAAAAATTGATAAAATGAGCAAAAGAAAAACACCAGTTAAAAAAGAAACAAAAGTTTTAAGTATAAATTTAGAAACACAAACAGCACCTAAAGTTCAAGAAGTAAGGGGGCGTAATTATATAGAGTATGGAGCTGAAGGCTGGGTTAATCTTTACCCGCAATTTTTAATAGATTTATATTATAATAGTTCAACTCATGCAGCAATTATAAATACTACAGCCGATATGATCGCTGGCGAAGATATAGTTTGCGAAGACGAAGAAAACGATAATTTAGAACTAAAATCTTTTTTAAACCACGCTAACGGCAAAGAAAGTTTACACGAAATAATAAAGAAAATCAGCTTAGATTTTAAACTTCAGGGTGGTTTTGCTTTAAATATTATATGGAACGCAGAACGAACTAAAATAGCAGAAATATATCACGTACCAGTAGAACGTTTAAGAGTGGGTATACCTAATGAAATGGGCGTTATAGATACTTTTCATATTAGCAGCGACTGGAGCGACACAAGACAAAACCCACCGCAAGAAGTGCCAGCTTTTGATTTAAACGATAGGACTTCACCAAGTCAAATATTATATTCAGGAACTTATTCGCCTAATATGGATATATACCATACGCCAGACTATGTAGCTGGGTGCAACTGGGCTTTAATAGATCAGAAAGTCAGTGAGTTTCACTTATCTAATATAGAAAATTCTTTTTCAGGTAGTTACTTTATTTCGTTTAACAATGGAGTTCCTAGTCAAGAAGAACGTATGCGTATAGAACAAAGTATTGTAGATAAGTTTGTCGGAGCTAAAGCAGCGGGTAAATTTGTTTTAACGTTTAGCGACGATAAAAATAGAGAACCTAGTATAACGCCTATAAACCCACCTGACTTAGATAAACAATATACAACTTTACAGTCGCTTTTATTGACTAATATACTTACAGCTCATAGAGTAGTTAGCCCTTTACTTTTCGGTATACGTGATACTTCAGGACTGGGTAACAACGCAAACGAAATGAGCGAAGCTTTTGACTTATATTTAAACAGCGTTATAAAACCTTATCAGAACCACATATTAAGTGTTTTAAAGAAGCTTCTTAGTGTTAATGGTATAAACTACCCTTTGACGTTTATACAGAATAAACCACTTACAAATAGGTTTGATACTGAAACTTTACTTTCGGTTATGACGCAAGACGAAATACGAAGCGAACTCGGTTTAGAGCCGTTACAAAAACAAGAAGACGTAGCAAAAGATTTTGAAAAAGAACTTCCTACTTTTGATACAAAAGAAGAAGCTATAGCCGAAGCTGAACGTTTAGGTTGTAGTGGTTACCACACGCATACAGAAAATGGTAAAACAGTTTACATGCCTTGCGAGGATCACGAACAAATAACTAATTTAAGTAAATGCGGTTGTAAACATGAGTTTATAAGCCCTAACCCTTGCGAAGAAGGTTACGAAGCTATAGGAACTAAAATAAAAGACGGCAGAGAAGTGCCTAATTGCGTGCCTATTAAAGCAACTAAATTAAGTGATTATATACAAAAATATGGTGAAGATATACCTGACGACTGGGAACTTATAGACGTAGAAAATGCAGACGGCGAACACCCACAATTTGATTTTGAAAACGAGTTAAATAGTTTAGTTAATACAGAACTATCAAAAGTAGAACTAGAAGAAGATAGCGAGCTTGACGGCGTGGGTGGACGTAGGGGTTTTGTTTCAGGGTATTTTAGGGTTCGTTACAGATATACGCACGACGATAGCCAAACTAACGTTAGTGGAACTAGCAGGGACTTTTGCGAAGATTTAATGGCTGCTGATAAAATATATACAAAAGAAGCAATAGAAGGAATGTTTAACATGAATAGTGAGTTAAGTCCCTCAGGATCAAGTGGTTACGACAAGTTTGAATTTAAGGGGGGTGCCTACTGTGAGCATTACTGGCAGCGTTTGATTTTTAGAACTTCTATAGGACGTGGTATGAAACGTGATTTAGACGATAGTATGCTAGTTTCTACAGCAAAAGCAAGATCAGAAGGGTTTTACCCTAAAGCAATAAGGGACGAATGGAAAACTCCTAAAGATATGAAAAATAGGGGTTCATTAAAAAACAAAGATTAAAAATGGCTTATATATTATTTATATCAGAAAACAAAATAAAAGATAGCACGGCTATAGGTGGTAACGTAGACAACGAATTTTTACTACCATACATAAAAGTAGCACAAAAAAAATATATAGAAACTAAACTAGGAACTGATTTATTTGTTAAGCTACAAAACGATATACAAGCAGGTTCGTTAGCTGGTAATTATAAAACTTTAGTAGACGATTATATACAAGACGCTTTAGCACACTGGAGTTTCTACGAAAGCGTGCCTTTTTTACGCCACAAAATACAAAATGGTAATATAGTTACTCGTGATAGTGATAACGCTACAAGTATAAGCCGAGAAGAAGCACAAGATTTACGAGAAGAAATAAGAAATACAGCTGAATTTTATACTGAAAGGTTAATAGACTATATAAAACATAATTTAAGTTTTTACCCTGAATACTCAACGAATAGCGGTGCTGACGTAAGCCCTGATCGTAATGCGTTTTATAGTGGTATGAATTTAGAAACTAATAACCGTAAACAAACTGGTTTAACATTAGACGACTTTCTTACGCCTGATTTAACATAATGAAAAAGAACTACAAACCAAAAGCTAAAAACGAAATAGCTTTAAAAAAATATATTAAAAATGCCACTAAAAAAGGTAACTTCGGATATAAGCGAAGTAATAACAATAAACGCTAGTGTTATAGGAATAACAACTTTAGCTGATATAGAGTTACTATTAAAAATAATTTTACTTGTAGCTTCTATAGGTTATACTATACAAAGGTGGCGAACACACTGTAAAAATAATGAATAAAAAATATAGATATTTTGATCTTAAAGAGTTTGATAGCCCTGACTTAAAAGGTTCAGGTTCTAATATGAAGCATGAATTTATGGTTAAATTAGACGACGCCCGCCACCTAGCAAATATACCTTTCAAAATAAATTCAGGATATAGGACGCAGGAATATCAAGACGACTTAACTAGACGTGGGTATAAGACTGCAAAAGGACGTTCACCACACCAAGACGGCGTAGCAGCTGATATATCTGTAAAAGATAGTCGTAGTAGGTGGGTGGTTATCAACGCTTTAATGTTAGCAGGTTTTACTCGTATTGGTATTGCTGATACGTTTATTCATGTAGATTTGTCTACAAGCTATAAAGCTAAAGTTATCTGGAAATACTAATTTAAAATTATATATATTATGGATTTAGCAAACATTGACTGGACTACTCTTATATGGAGTTTAATTGCAATTATAGAAGTAGTAGTAAGACTTACACCTTCCGAAAAGGATAACTCTATTTTAAACAAAGTTATATGGTTTATAGATAAAGTTATACCTAACAGAACTAAATAATGCGTAATAACCGATATAGGTTAAAGCCCCACGAAATAAAAGTTTTAGAAAAAATGCGTTCGCAGCAAAGTCGCAATATTTTAGTAATAGGCGACTTGCACGAACCTTTTTGTTTAGACGGTTATTTAGAATTTTGTATAGAACAATACGAAAAATGGAATTGTAACCAAGTAATATTTATAGGGGACGTTATTGACGCGCACGGTTTCAGCTACCATGAGCACGATCCAGACGGGTTATCGGCGGGTAACGAATTAAAACTAGCTGTTAAAAAAATAAGAAAGTGGTATAATACTTTTCCTGAAGCTGACGTATGTATAGGTAACCATGATCGTATGGCGAGCCGTAAAAGTATGACTGGTGGAATACCTAAAGCTTGGATAAAAGGATATAACGAAGTTTTAGGAACGCCAAAATGGAACTGGGTAGAAAGTGTTATATACGACGAAGTTTTATACGAACATGGCGAAGGGGGGCAAGCTTTAACAAAAGCAAAAAACAATATGTTATCTAGTGTATGCGGACACACACACACCAGCTGTTATACGCAGTGGTTAGTCGGCAAGAAATTCAGAGTTTTTGCAACTCAAGTAGGGTGCGGCGTAGACGCTAAAAGTTATGCAGCTGCCTATGCTAAGAACTTTAAAAAACAAGCAATTGGTTGTGCTGTAGTATTAGAAAATGGCACACTTCCGATAAATTGTTTAATGGAATTATAAAAAAATTAAAACAACTTTCTAGGTTATAAAATACTAATTGTTAATAACTTTGTAAAAAAAGTAGTTAATATTTGTGTTTATAATTATTTTTTATTACTTTTGTATAAGTATTAATCAAAAATTTAATTATGAAAACAAACGATCCTTTTAACACTGAACCCTTAGTTCAAAAGCGTAATGAAATAGACGCAGAACTAGAAAAGAACCACCCACAAATTAAAGCTTTACAAGACGTAGACGACGCTATAACTAATATTATAGACGAACAAGAAACGGCTAAAGAAAAAGTTTACGAAGTAGAAATAACTGAAACTAAAAAGTATATTAAACAAATTAAAAAAGACGAACTGCCTTTATATTCACTGGGGCGGTGGTTTAAAAACATGGTTATATAAAGTTTTTGAAGTAGACAACGAAATAAAAGCTGATAAAATTGTTTATTGCGCACAAAAAGAACAAATAGAATATACTTCAGTTCCAGTAGAACTAGCTTTTAATCAAGATCATGTAGCTGTAGAAAAACATTTTTGGAACGAAGCTATACAATTATTATATAAAAAAGCTAATAATAATGAATAATATAAATTTTGAAAGCTGGGCAAATGCTACCCACTCTAGTTACGGTAATGATCCTACAGAATACGATATAGAAGTAGATTTATGTAAACGCTGCGATATGTACGAAAAGTGGGAAGATACTGACGTTTGTTCTGACTGTATAGACGAACTAGAAGAAATGCAACAAATTAGTTTATGCTGCGGTGATAGTTTGCATGTAGATACTAATAGGTGTACGTCTTGCTATGAGTGGAGCGAAAGCGAGTTTAAAGAATATTGTATAGAAAATAATTTTAACCCTAAAACATATAGATATGAAAAGAAGTAAAGTAACAAACGTGCAACAAAACGGCACGTGGGAAGGCAACTATGGTATAATGTATAAATTTGAAATAGAGTTTGAAAACGGCGACTGCGGCGAGTATAGTTCTAAGTCGCAAGATCAAAACAAATTTATAGTAGGCAACGAAGCTGATTACGAATATATAGGCGGCAAGTTTCCTAAAGTTAAGCCAGTATGGAATAACCAGCCTATGCAAACTAAAGTTACGCCTACACAAAATAAACCACAAGCAAATAACGACGTTCAAGATATGATAGTAAAACAGTCAAGTTTGAAAGCTGCAGTAGAATTTTGCGATAAAAATTGCACTGTAGAAGACGTTATAGATAACGCAGAAATATTTTATAAGTGGGTTATGACTGGCGAAAAACCAGCTAAAAATTTTAATAACGATATGCCTTTTTAATATGAAAAATAATGTAACTGACGAACTACAAGTAATGCATATATGCGATTTAGCTTCTATGTATGCAGGTTTAGAAGAAGGCGAAATTTCTAGTAAAAGTAGATTACAAAGATTACAATTACCTCGTATGGTAGTAGGAGTAGTAGCTAGAGAATATGGTATACACTATAATAGTATAGCAAGTATTTTAAAACGGGATCGGTGTTCTGTTTATTATTATGAAGATCAGCATGCACAAAATTATGCATATTGGCATGAATATAGGGAATTGTTTAACAAAGTATATAATGCTTATAGTGAAATGAGAGAAGCTAAATATACTTTTAAAAATGAAACTGAATTAAAAAATCACCTTATATACAATAATATAAAAGAGAATATACTTGAAGGTAAAGTTAAAATAGTAGTAACAAGCGGTAAAGTTCAAACTACAATAAAAACTAATTATAGAGAATTTTCTAATACTTTAAAGAAAATAAGCGACTGTTTAGTAGACTACAACCATAAACTAGACGTTCAAATATGAAGCACTTATTAAGTAGTAGCGCGTATTTAGTAGTAAATAAAAGATTAGCGAGGCAAATAGGACTAAAGGCTGTAGTTCTACTTGCTGATCTTATAAGTAAAGAAAACTATTTTATAATTAATGGAACTATAAAAGACGGCTGGTTTTATAACACTTCTAAAAATATAGAACGTGATACAACTT